TTTTTAAGGGTAAAAATAAATAAGTTAGACAGAATGTAGCATATCCATAGGGAAATCATTTTTATTAGTGGTTTCCCTATTTTTTTGCTAAATTTTGTGAATTTTTTATATTTATTTAAATAACATATGGTGAGGAGCAAAAATGGATACTGATATAAAAGAAGTTTTCAGTGGAAAATCATTTGCAGACTTACTTAAAGATATATATAACAATTCTGCTCATAAGAAAAAGCAGATTGAAATTCTCGTCAATGAATTAAGACCGCTTATAAACAATGTAAATGAAGCGGCAGTTATAGTTCCTTTAATAAAAGATTATCTTGAAGTAGGTGTAAGAAATGACGAACAACTTGTTAAATTGGCAGGTGTTTTCCAGAAATATACAGCGGCAGCAGAAAGAACAGATGCGTTTGGTAAAGCAACTGGTGGCGGTGGAATTTTAACTGCACAAGAAAAAGAAGATTTGCTAAAAGAAGTCCAAAGTGAGTTATTAAAAGATGAAAAGATAATCGATGAACAGAGTGATATAGAAAAACAATTGAATGAAATAATGCACAAATCTGGCGAGATACAAAATATTACATCGGGCTCTGGAGAAAAATAATGGGAAATCAAAAATTTAGAAGTGGATTAGGACTCGGAGATTCCCGTAGCAGTTTGGCAACTGGAGCGAGTGCAAAATATACAACCAAGGTATTTTCCAATTCAGAATTTTTCCAGTGGCAAAAAGCAGAAGTTACAGAAATTGATTTAAATCCTGAAAGTGCAGGATTCACTGGCAGAATTAGATTTAGAACATATGATGATAGAGGTAAAGATAAAGATTACTTACCATTTGCACTTCCATTAATACCATATTTAAGAACATATCCGGTTTTACATGAAATAGTTGCAATTACTGAATTTGATGGAAAATATTATTGGTTAAGTCCTTTAAATTCATTAGGATTTTTAAATAATAATATACAAGCAAATTTAACAGAAACAGCTCCATATCAAAGTGGAGAAACTTCTACTGACTATAAAGATTCTCAAGCATATGGAATACCAAAAAGTTCTGATGAAACTGGAATTTCGTATGGTAAAACATTCATAAATAATAGATTTAATGTTGGCATATTATCTCCAAATGAAGGAGATACTATTCTTGAAGGAAGATTTTCCAATTCAATTCGTCTCGGAAATAATCCTGATACAAATTTACCAAATATAAAAATATCTGTTAGAGATTTATTGGAATCTTTTACTCTTGATAAAGAAAATCTTGATGAAGATTCATGTATATTTATAACAACAGATGAAATATTAACATTCAATCCTGTAGGTATAGAAATTTCTGATGTTAATAATCCACCACACCAGTATGATGGCAAGCAAATAATGATAACGAGTGATAGACTTATTTTTGGTGCAAAATTAAATGAAATTTTAATGTTTAGCAATAAATCAATTTCATTTTCATCAAATGAAAATTTCAGTGTGGACAGTGGCAAGCAAGTGATGATTAAATCTGCACAAGAGGCAAAAATTGAAGCATTAAAAGTGATGTTGGGGAAATGGGATGCAGACGAACCATTGGTATTAGGAAACAAATGGAAAGACGCAATGATAACATTGATTGATGTTGTGTTGAATCATATTCATCCAACTGGAACTGGACCATCTGGACCATTGATGCCACCACAATTGGCAGATTTAAATACTTTAAAGACATCTGTTGAAAATAAAGAACAATTGAGTGATGATAATTTTACAACAAAAAAGAATAAATAAATGGCAATAAATTGGCAAACATTAGAATTAAACATTAAAAATTATCTTGAAGCTGGTAAGAATGATAAATCAAGAACCAGAAAACAAACAGCTAAGATGATTGAGACATTGTATTTGCAAGAGGTACAAGCAGGAGCAACTGATGTTTTCCAGAATCCTGTAGTTTCTATAAATGTCAATGAAGGTAGTGGTTTGCATGTTAGTTTGGAAAATGGATACAACAGCAGTTTTACAACAAATAAAAATACTATATTAAATCAGACAGGAATGAAAGGCGCACTCGAACATTGGACAGGCGCACAAATGGCATTTTTAATACCTGCACCTGGTATGGCATATGGCGTAAATAATAGCATTACTATGGCAGGAAGCATATTTCCAATGAATTTAATGACGACATCTAAAACCGAAGATTTATTTGCAAAAGAATTAATAAGAGTATTAAAGTCTCATTCGGGCACAATACAGGGACTTTATAGTGGAGTTACACCCGCCGGAACGCCAATTGTTATTCCGTGGGTCGGAATTCTATGATTTTTTCAATTTTACACTATTTATATGTATAAAATTGTTATTTTAATCTGAAACAAAAAGGAGTCAAAAAATGGATAAAAATGATTTTATTAAATTGATAAATTTACTTGTTGAAAAGAAGATGAAAGAACTTCTTCCAAGAATGATTGAAGATGAAATAAAAAAACACATCGAAAGTGGCATACAACCAAGTGATGATGATTTTGAAGCGGATGATGATTTAAAAAGTCTTATACCGTTTGCAGCCAATAAAAATCCTATAATACGGGACGGTTCTACAAAAACAGGCAAGCAAACAGAATCAAAATCGTGGTCAAAAAATCCTATGATAAATAAAATCTTAAATGAGACGGCTCAAAATTTTACGGCATTAAAAAAAGACCCGACTGATACACTTGGCGGCGGAGCGAGTTATCAACAAATGTTATCAGAAGAATATGAAAACATCGGAGATGAATTTACTTTTAATACAAAAAATATGTCAAGTGCAGTTAATAGAAATCCAGTGTCTCCGGGAAAACCAGCAGTAAGTAATTTAAAGAACCAACTATTACAGGAACCAGGCGCAGCACCAGAAATTGTTAATGCAATGGTAAAAGATTATAGTAAAATGATGAAGAAGATAGACAAGACAGCTAAAGCTAAAAGAGGCGGCGGATTACCATTACAAAGTGGTATAGGAGAAGATTGGTAATGAAACCATTAGGAATGAATTATCCAATTGTAGGAGGACAGCAAGGATATTTTGAGCAGACCTTTGAGACATTACAAAATGAAAAAATTAAACTTAAAAATTTAATGCGAACAGTTGAGGGCGAGAGATATATGCAACCAAGTTTTGGTTTGGCAATATACAAATATCTTTTTGAACAAATCACAGATATAATAAAATCAAAGATAGAAGCCGACATTCGGAGAAAAATAGAATTTTGGTTGCCTAATTTGATAATAAATGAGTTATATGTTGATATTATTACAAATGTTGATAGAAATACAATAAATGTTCAAATTGATTTTAGTTTAACAAGTAACCCAGAAGAATATGATGTCGTGACATTTACATTTGATTCCCAGCAATTAATTTAATAACGGAGATAAGATATGCCAGTTAAAGATGTAAGTAAAGAGGTTAGATATTTAAATAAAGATTTCGTTTCATTGCGAAATGCTTTATCAAATTTTGCAAAGGTATATTTCCCCGATTCCTATAATGATTTTAATGAAGCATCTTTAGGTATGATGTTTATGGAAATGTCATCATATGTTGGTGATGTATTATCATATTACATCGACGCAAATCTAAAAGAATCATTTTTAAATTATGCAGAAGAAAGAAATAATATAGTTTATTTGGCACAATCATTTGGGTATAAATATAAAACAACAGTTCCAGCAGCAACAACCTTAGATGTATATCAATTAATGCCATCTAAAACGACGGCTGGACGTGAATCTGAAATTGATTTTGGATATGCTTTAAAAATAGAAGATGGAATGGTAGTACAATCAGATTCTTTTCCCGATGTACAATTTAGAACAACAGAACCTATTGATTTTAGCATTTATGATAGTGGTGATTTCTTGGCAACTGTATATTCTGCTGATGCCGGCGTACCATCAATGTATTTAATTAAAAAAACTGTTCCAGCAATCGCAGGAAATATTACAACAACGACAATACCAGTATCAATAACACAACAATTTTTAAAAATAGTATTGCCATATACCGATATTATTGATGTATTAGACATCTATGATGATAATGGAAATAAATGGTATGAAGTGGATTATTTGGCACAAGATACCGTTTTATTCGACGAAGAAAATAGCGATAGATATAACGATACACTTTATACTGGTACAGGTTCATTAATGCCACAGAGAATATTAAAAATGAAACGGGTTGCAAAACGATATATAACACGAAGAAATACTGATGGACAAATAGAATTGCAATTCGGGGCAGGAACATCGGCATATCCAGACCAAATATTAATTCCAAGTCCAGATACGGTAAAATATAATAATAATTATGCAAACACTACAGATTATGCAAATAGTTATCTTAATACAAGAACCTATGGCGCAGTACCATTAGCAGGAACAATATTAACGATTAGATTTACAAGAGGCGGAGGCATACAATCAAATGTTCCTCAAAGTGATTTAACAAATATAAAAACTGTTGTATATAAAAATAGTTCAGATGATTTTAATACACAAACAGAAAAGAATATATTTTCGACAATGCAGAGGTCGCTTGCAACGACAAATCCAGAGCCAGCAACTGGTGGCAGAGGTGCAGAAACTATTGAAGAAATACGACAGAATGCAATGGCATATTTTACTGCACAAGATAGAACAATTACTGATAAAGATTATCTTGTTAGAACATTATCAATGCCAGGAAAATACGGTAGTATATCTAAAGCATATGTTGAAAAAGATTCTGATAATTTTGCTATTAATATTTATACATTAGGATATGATTCTAAGACCAAACTTATAGTTTTAAATGATGCAATAAAACAGAACTTGATTACATATTTAAAACATTATAGAGATTTGACAACTGGTATAAATATAAAGGATGCCTTTATCATTAATATTGGAATTAAATTTAATGTTATTGCAATATCAAAATACAATAAAAATGAAGTATTATTAAGTTGTATAAGAAAGGTACAAAATTTCTTTAATATTGATAATTGGCAAGTTGGGCAACCTATAATATTAAGAGATTTATATGAACAGCTTGATAAGATAGAAGGCGTAAGAACAGTATCAGATATTCAAATATATAATAAATACGACCCTACACAGGGATATTCAAATAATTACTATCATATACCAGCAGCAACAGTTGATGGAATAATTTACACAAGTGCAGACCCATCAATTTTTGAATTGAAATATCCTAATATTGATATAGAAGGCATTGCAAGATAAGGAGATATGAATGCATAATATAATTTTTCCATTAAAAGATACTACAATATATTCTAAATATCCAGAAGTTAATACTGGACTTGATGAAATACTTGAAATATCAAAAGAAATATCTTCCTCAAATTATATTTATCGAGGAATATGGTCATCGGGAGTATATTATCGAAGATATGATTATGTATCGAGTTCAAACGGTAACGGATATTATTATACAGTTGCTGAAAATGTATCTCAAGAAACATCAAGTGCATATTGGGTGTCATTTGACCCAACAACATCTAATGAAAATTCACGAATTTTAATAAAATTTGATACGGCATCATTTGATTCAAAAGCATACCAATCAGCATCGGTTGTATATCTCAATTTATTTACATCTATTGCGAGAAAGGTTCCAACTGAATATACATTAGAAGCATACCCAATAAGTGGAAGTTGGGAAATGGGAGTTGGAAATTTTACCGATAAATCGACGACAAGAGGTGCGACATGGACACGAAATACTTCTGAAACGAACTGGTCAGCATCGGGTGGAGATTCTACTGGTTCTATGGCGTCACAAGATTTTAATTTCGTACCAACTGATGTTAGAATGGATGTTACTGACATATTTTTAGAATGGTCTTCGGGTTCGTATCCAAATCAAGGATTTTTAATAAAGAGGCCAACTGCACAAGAAAATGATAATATATCGTATGGCTCATTATCATTTTATTCATTAGACACACACACAGTATATGTGCCAACACTGGAAATTGCGTATGATGACCATATATATGATACATCAGAATTCTTGGTGTGGAACTTAAAAATATATTCTACAACATCTTCAACATGGTTAAGTATTGATTCGGCGAGTTTAAGATATGCCACAACATCTTCTACAGATTTAAATATATTATCAGCAAGTTTAACAAGCAGCCAACAATTTTTAATTGGAGGCGGACTTGATTATACAACAGGAACAAATATTTTCATTACTGCGAGTGTATCACAGTCAGCAACAATGACAGGAGTTGTAAATAGTTATGATACTGCATCGGGTGCTATTACTGCGAGTATAACAACAGTAACAGGAACAGGTAGTTATGATGGATATGATGGTTGGTATGTAAACTTACCAACAGGACAAACTGTAGGATATAGGAATCAATATTTTACAATAGCTCCACAACTTCCATACACAACCGGTCAAACTTTTGTAATGACTGCGAGTGCTGGAAATTATATGAATGGTACAGTAGTTGATTATAATTTGACATCTGGTTTAATGACAGCAAGTATAACATACGCAACAGGAAGTGGAAGTTCTTCTTTGTGGAATGTAGAATT